CTGTAGGTGGCTTTTGCAATAAGATATGTGCTGGCAAGGTCATTCATTTGTTTGGCTTTTAACTTATCAATCTCATCCGCTGCTAATACCGTGCTAGCGGCAACCAGCGACGCATCTAAGTTTTTCTTAATATCATCAAAGTTACCACCGTAACTTCCTACGGTTGAAGCAAGTGAGTTTAAGTCACTAAAAGCCGTATCGAGGCGGTTGCCAATAATCTCAACCCCCCTAGTCTTTTCCCATTTTGCCGCTTGCTCGTATGTGCCTAAGTCAATCCGTGCCGCTGTTTGCTTAAATGCTTCCTTAGCCCGTGAGCTTGGCAAGGTAGTCATGTATTGCTCGTTACGTTTTTTCATTTCAGCGTCTATGGCCTTAGCGTACCCAGTAGGGTTATTCTGCCATTCCGTCTGCTTTGTCTGAATAAAATCAATATCCTCTTTTTGTTTGCGGATGACAGCCTCATTCACCGCCGTAGTTTCTTCAGCAACTGCGTATTTATCAGCCCAATCTGCGGCCTGTGCAAAGGCTTGCCCATAATTCAGCCCAGCATTGCTGATTGCTTGCGGGTTATACACTTGCGCAACTTCGCGCTGCTTAATCAATCCGCGTGTATATTGTGGAATCTGAGCCATTAAAAAGCACTCTTAAAGAGGCTGGCCGCCCCGGTTAATCCTTGCATAAATGACTCACGCCCCGCAGCTTTTGCATTAGCCGCGCGGATGCGCCCTTCAGTAATTGCCGCACCTGTTGCAGCACCGCCCGCGCGTAAGACTTCTTCCACGTTTTCCTGACCGCGCGCGCGTGTGCCTTCCATAACCAGCAACGGTGAACCCTCTAGCGATACGCCGGATTTGAGATAAGCCACTTTTTGCGCGCGGCGCGTTGACTCTGCTTCTTCTGCCACTAAACTTGCTTCACGCTGCGCCATACGCGCCGCCTCAGCGCCTTGTTGCTGAGCTTGAAATGTTGCAAGGTTAGCTTGGTTTTTAGCCTCTTTGCTTGCAGAAATACCGCCCGAAAGAGATTGTATGCCGCCAAGAACGGATGCAGCCGTGCCTATGCCACTTGCTATGGAACCAACAGTTGCTGCCGAAGGAAGCGCCGCTAAAAGTGCTGCCGTTGATACTGCCATTTTACACCGCCAGAATGTAGTTTGTTAAGTTAGAATCGCCTGTCATAAATCCCGCTTGCTTTAATTTTCTTGCCAGCACTGGATGATTCACCGCGCTCATGACTGCTTTTGCCCCTAATTCCTTGCTTACCGGCGCAATGTTATCAATCAATAATTTTAATGCCTCAACCCTTTTGGGGTGTATCTTACACGAAATATAGTTCTCTGCCCACAAAATAGGCGTGTCCGTGCGATACAAAAAAACCGCGCAAATAGGCACATCATCATAAACAACAATACTATGTTGCGGCAAGAACTCATAAGGTATCGGAGGCCATTCCCAAGCAGTCCACCACTGGCAAAAAGTGGGATAATCCTCTAAAGTGTGGTTTCTAATTTGCATCAGTTACTCACCGAAAAGTAAGGAATGACTAATTGCACTTTACACGGAAAAGGCTGGTCTTGGCAAATAATAGCTCGCTTGCTGCGTGACCAGCCACCATCGCGCTGGTCGTTAGGCTGATTTCCGATATTTTCATAAGTATCACCCGTAAACAGCTCAGGCGGCCTGTCCATACGCATAGCAGCAGTGCGTATTTCAATCTGTTTAAGGTTGTAATAGCTTGTTCCAAACTTGGCATAGAGCGTATCAAGAAACCGAAAACCAACCGCAAACAGGCTTTTGCGCTTTGTCTGCGCCGCGCCATTTGTGCCGCCGCCTTCAAGCTCATTTGTTTCAAGGTAGCCGATATATGGCAACCCAACATGCACAACGGCGCTTTGCCTTTGCAGCGTTATTTCTCCCGCATCCACCGTAACTTGCGGATGTTGCCCGCCGTCCGTTACCACGGAAATCGTTTTGCCTTCAAGGTGGTCTATATCAGTCAACTCATCTGTGGTAAGATACCATTGCCCTGCCGGTATTGCCGAAGTAGAATTGAATGATTCCAGTATGTTGCAGGTTACTACAGTTGCACTTGTATAGCCAGTTATTTGTGCAACTCCATATTCTGCCCCAGTAATGCTTTTTCGCTGTAATTGCCTGCCTACCATGCCAGCACTAAAAACCGCAGCCGAAGCGGTAAACGTCACAGAGCTTCCACTTACTGCTGAAGGCGTAAGAGTCGCCCCGGCGCTAAGCCCTATCTGGTCGCCATAATATGATAATGCGCTATCCAAATGAATATATTGGCGCTGCGATTCATAAAGCATGTTCCTATAAAGCGCGTTATCGTCCGATTCTGTATCGCTTAAAATGTAATCTTCCCGGCGGATAAATGTCGTTTCGTCTGTCAGATACTCAATATAGTAGCGAGTAGTCCCGTCAATAATCCGTTTTACGCATATCCATATCTGGTCATATTCGCCAGAACGCGGCAAAGATGAAACAGAAACCACTTCGCCATCAGTATCATGTACATGCCAGCCGTTAACCGATTCCTGCTCTTCCAAGGTCATGCCAAGCAGCTTGCCATCATTCCGGGTGGCCCATACGATATTAGGCCGCCCTTCTTGAAAATCTATCTGCGTTAATCCGGTTTCAGTAATATGGTCGGCTAGGGTATTTCTATCTACGGGAACATATCCATCACGCTCAAAATCATATTCAAATGAACGGATTGTTAAACGATTGGCTTGCACATAAAATATTTGGCTTCCCCTGCCAATAGGCATCATATCCGCAGCGCCAAAACTATTAGAAGGGCGAATAGAAATGCTTGTTGGAGTGACCACATTATCAAGGCCTCCGGTTACTTGCAGCACGTCGTTCAGAGCACCAACCCCAAGAAATTTTTCAGTCCCCCGTAGCCAGTTAATTTTTGCCGCATTGCCATAAATTACATATTCAATGCCGTCATCCGCTTCTGATATTGTGCCTTGCTGCAAGCTGAAATCGTCTTGCTCGCCTGACTTAGAAAACCATAGCTTGTTTGGGTCGTTGTTAGAGCCGCCATATACAAGGCGCTGCTCATAAAATCCAACAGCCGCAGGGTAGTTGCCAGACGACAAAAACGGAGCCGCCGCCGAAGCAATCCGGCGAATCAAACCCCCGCCAGTGTAAGCCGTATAGCCAGAAGCATCCTCGCCCGATAGCTGGAAAGTGTTAGCGCCAGCATTGACACCAGCAATCGTAAATTCTCTGCCGTTTAGTTGCGTTGTTCCTGCCGCATTTTCGATAAACACTGTATCGCCGTTGGTAAATACATCGCCGCCTGTGTAGGTAATCACGCACGGATTAGCCAAGGAAATAGCGCTGATAAGCACGCCGGGTTGACGGGTTTTTCTAACAGGCGCGTGAGCCGTAAGCGCCCAGCTAGTAGGGCTAGTATAGGTAAGTTTTTGCGGTGGGTGCGAAGGATGCGCAATGTAAAGAATATCGTTATCCTGCGCGAATTTTAACTGCTGTAAATCGCCAGCCGCATAAGGCGTGGTGACTTCTACCGCTACGCCTGGCGTAGATTCCACAATCCCATCATCACGGAAAAAGCGTATTTTTGTAGGCGTAAACTCCATGATAAACGCCACTGAATCAGTGTACACAAACGGATAAAGAAACGCCTTAGCATTGCTTTTTGTTTGCGCGACAAAGTATGACCCAGTGCGAAACTTCGCCCCGCCTACTTCCTCGGTGATAAAATTCCTAACCCTGCGGCCTGATTTGTAATACGCGGCAATATCAAATCGCCCATAAATTCGCGGGCTAATTTCACCGTATGAAAAATCAGGATAAGATGTGTTGACGTTAGTCATCAAATATCACGCGATGTGAGTTGGCAATAGTGTTTGTAAGTCGAGCCGTGCGCGCTCTGCTTACCTGCCTGCGCGTTGGTGGCCTTTCTTGCCCGTCGATTGCCTTGCTCATAGCCGCGCGTTGTTTACGCAATTCCACCAATCTGGAAACATCGGTATTGCTTGAAGTTACCTTAAAAGCAATCGCCATTGCTAAATCAATAGCCAGCAAATCAACAAATAACGGGTCGAATTTAGAAACGTTTGTTACGTCACAAACGTATTTTATGCGAAGTTGCCCTGCTTCTGCGCTATACAAAATATAGCCATTTTCTATTTCGTAGCTTTCGTTTCCTATTACGAAACCTTCCGCATCCACAATGGAATTAAGGCGTACAAAATCAGTAGGCAAAAGAAATTGCGATTCATACCCAAATGCAGGATCTTCAGATGAAGCTGCAAGAATAGCGCGTTTGCTGGCAAAATTCCACGGATGCTCGCGCAATAACTTGCGGCGCGTTACATCATACCAGCGATTCAAAAGTGATTCTGTGGCATCTTGTGGATTTTCAATATCCAAAACCGTGCCAGCGGTAAGTAGGTCAAGGGCAAGATTGCCAATATCAGTTGATGACGTGACAGACATAAAACCCTTCTAGGCAGTCGGGAGGATAGGGCGGTGGAACCCTACCCTCCCTTTCGTTTAGCCTTGAACGAATTTAGCAATAACCGTAACAGTGCCAGCAGCAGTGCCGACAGTATCAGCGGTTACAGCAATATCGTAGGCTATATCAGGCGTAGTTTGGGCAGAGAGTTGTGCCAGCGTGCTTTTCACGTTAGCAATATCAACTGCAGCCAAACCAAGCTGGTGTCCAGTCGCACGTGTAAGCGCCGTTGCCAGCGTTTGCCCGGTCATGAACACGCCCTTGCTAATTACCGCGCCAAGATTGGTGCGATACAGGCCAAGTTCATAGTCCGTGCCGCCCGTAATAGCATCGCAAGCAATGCTGATTTCGGTCGGAATCAGACTTGAAGGCACGTCTTTAAATACGCGGTAAACAGAACCGTCATCATCAGCAGCCGCTACCTCAAAGGTAGCAATCATGGTAAGCTCGCGCTCACCTGCACCTGCAAATGATGGGCCGGTTTTTTTACCAGCAACAACCAGCGAATCAACGTACTTATTCTCAATAGGCATAAAAACTCCTTACCTTATGCTGTTACACGGACGCGCTGAACCAGCACGCCTTCGCTGCGAACCGCACCGATTTCGCAGAGCACTTGCACCTGCGTGGTTTCGATAAGGTCGTTACGAGGCTCAATCTTGATGCTCATTTCTTTCGAAACACCAAGAACGATACCACGGCTGGAAGCAGCAAGCAGTTGACGCTCACCGCCAGAAGCCGGGATAATCGGCGACGCTACAGACGAAGCAAACAGAACCAAATCCATGCCTAGAGCAGAAGCAATGCGCCCCTTATCTACAGGCATTTGGCGGCCAAAATCACCGCTGGTCAGTTCGATTTCACCAAGCAGATTGGTATGCTCGCGGCCACCAATCGTCAGGTAAATCTGCTCGCTGTCATCAACGCCTACATCGCGGTCATAGAAATTCTGACGAACTTCAAGCAGCTTTTCGTAGGTGAGGCCAGCAGTAGCATCAACTACTACAACGCCATCCGTTGTCGCGGTTACGGTTGTACCAAAATCGCGCCCGGTAAGCACATCTGCGAAAGCAGCTTGATACATTACGCGGTCATACTGGCGAAGCATACCAGCGGCTACAGCCTTGGCATATTCGCTTTCTGGGTTGAGAAGCGCGCCACGAACGTCGCTTGCATCAATCGGAAGATTGATTACAAAGCGGCGACGAGCAATCCGGCGACGATTGTGCGTGATGTCATCAAAAGTCGCAGGCGCGTTACGGCCTAAGACTTCGCGGGCTTCTACACGGCCAAGACCGTCATAAGCCCAAAGGTCGCCAGACATTTGTTGAACTTTAGCATAAGGCTTCAAGCGCGACTGCATTTGTTGCGCTTGATGATGCACCATATCCGAAAACTCGGTAATAAGCGCATTATCAATGGATTGTACTGCCACAGGAAACTCCTTTAATGTGGTTGTGAAACGAAAACAAAAAGTAATGTGTTCGATTCGCTACCCACTAAAGAAGTGGACGATATCTGGGCGTTAGCCGTGTCAGACGGACGTCGCAACGCTACCCGTCACAAGCAAATTATATCATTTATCGATGGTTGTCAAGCACCAGATATAAACTTCATCTTCCTTTATAAATTCTATAAATACTTTATTGGTAAATTTGATGGCATTGTCATTACCAAGCCAGCGAATCATGGCATGGGCGGTTGCTCTAATGTATTCTGGGTTTGTCATGATTGTTTCAAAATCTGAGGGTTCAATAGCAAAACGCAATCTCAAGGTTTTTCCAAACACCTCGTTTTTGCCAGAACAAACTAGCTTTGAATTTTTAATTTCGCGCTTCACTAAATCTTGAAATTGCAGCAATTCAGCGGGTTGGGGTTTTGTTGACATATTAAGCCCCCAATGCACGACGCACAGCTGCCGACATTTCTTCAATTTTTGCCCGTGTTTCTTTGTAACGTGGGCTTGTTGGGTCAGTGGCATCTTTGCTTGAACGCAACGCAGCAAGCTCTTTGCGGGTGGCTTCTATGTTTGAAGCAGGTGCAGCTTCACCGCTGGGCAGTTTGCCTTCCGCGCCATATTCCTTCTTGACACGATCAATCTCTGCCTTTGCATTAGCAGCCAAGGCCTGCATGGCAACAAGCACGTTAGACGAAGCATCGCTAATAGCCCCACGCAATTCTTCCGGCACAAATGCCTTGATTGCTTCCTGCGCCACTGTTTCAATTTCGCTTGCTTTATCTCCAAAATGCTTGGCCGTAAGCTCGCTATAAACTTTATCATCAGCAAGGCTAGAATTATTCTCTGCTTCTTTTTCAAGAAGCAAATAGTCTTTATAAAAATCAGCAGCTTGTTTTTGAGTAAGCCCATGTTTGCTAAATAATTTTTCAGCAATAGGGGAAAATTCAGCCAAGACTTTTTCATCAAAACCTTCCACTTTCGGAAGGTCATATTTTTCCGGCCTTGTTGTAGAATAGAATTTTTCCCATTCCTCAGCAGGTGAATCAGTTAAAGGAACGCCAGCAGGTCGCTTGCCAATCAGGCTTTGGGCATTATCGGTGAGTTTCCATAAATCATCCGCGCTTTTAATGTCCTTTGCCCAACCTTTAGAAGCGTATGCTTCGGGTACGGAAAAACTACTTGCTGGCGCTTGATTTGGTTGCGGTGCGTCCTGCACGTTCTCTTGAGGGGCTTGTTCGGTCATCTTTAATCTCCACCTTACGTTGATAATCAAACTCAATTTTCTTGAGGGACTCTACACGAATGCGCTCACGAAGTCCACCATATACGCCACGCCGGACAGCGTAGAAATGAGATACTACAGGATCATCGCTTGCAATAAAAGTCTTATCCCACCCGCACGAGTCTTTAATCATGGCAAGAACAATCTGCCCATCCTCAGTGCCAGCAATTGCATTTAATGCACGAATAAACTCTTTTTCATCCACCTGTTTCATAACGACTTTAACGCTTATTCATAGAAACCATTGACCAAAACTGTGCCGCGAATAATTTGCGAGGCGGTAGCAGTGCCTACAGGCATTTTCAAAATCACATGCAGGAATGTACCCGCCGCGACATAAAGCGGCGCGTCTAGGTTCACATCCACTGGCGCTGCGATAGAGCCGATTGCAGCCCCGATAGCAAAGCTCTGAAAGCCAAGGGTAAGGCGGCGTGGCGC